CTAAGTCCATAGAGTCCTGCACCAATGACACCACCTATTGCAGCACCTTTGACGGCACTCTTACCTGATGCTTTTATGAGCTTTTTAAATCCCTTGCTTGACATTTTTCTTGTTGCGTTGACATTGTGATTGAACCTGTTTCTTACACTTTCGTTCAAGAATTTTTTTGCCTTTTTCTACATCTTCCGGTTTTACCCCTCTTGTATTTATCTTGTCAACAACCTTGTTGATCTTATCCAAAGTGATTGCATCTTTAGTTACAGCATCCGTCACCTTCTTGGATAACTTATCACCGCCTGCTCTAAGAGTACTTCTTGCTGCTAAGGCTGCACCAAGTCCACCTGTTGCAAGTACGCCCTTTGCTGCATCGGATTCACGTTTCTTAGCCTGCTCTTCTGTTTCTGCGTAGCTATTATCTGAATAGTATCTTCTAATTAGTATCATAATTTATTTACAAAGATTAAATAAGTACTTATAGTTTTCTAGTTTCTGTAGCATTGACTCTACTTCACTAGAGATCCCTTTAAATACTACGTCTTCTGGTATGTCGTGATAAAATTCGACAGCAGTTTTATTAATTATATCTTCTAGTAGTTCGATTGGTTCAGACTTATCACAAAATTCTGGATTAATGTCAAGAGGTCCCATGCTACCTAAGACACCCATGAATGTTTCAGCAATCTTATCTTGATAGCCGATAAGATCTTCATACAGGTCATCTAGGTATTCATGTATATCCTTATGTTCTGCTGCCCAATGTAGATTCTTGCATCTAATCTTCCAAGCCTCTACTCTATTTAGGTAAGATATAAAAATGTCTCTGTCACTATCACTAAACTGTTTTACTCTATACTCTATCATCCCTAAGTTATTAATTGTTAGAGTTAGGGAAGGGAAAGATAATAACACTTACCTCTCCCTCTCCTAGTTAGTAATGTTAGAGATTCTTAAACTCTAATGAATAGTGCTCAAACTTAGCTGAGAGTGTAACATCTGAACGATCACTTTCTGCCTCAGCCTGACCATTATTATCGATACCTGCGTCCTGAATAATTACATTGTAGAAAGTAAGCTCACGAACATCAAGTCTCTGTGCGTTTGTAATAAAGAGTTTGCAATCCATTACTACATCATCCTTACGGAATGAGTACTTTGTCTCACGATCAGAAATTTTTTGTCTCCAGTCATCAAGGAAGTATGTAATTGCCTGATCCTCTCTATCAACAAATGACAGTGTTAAGTTACCTGAGGTCGTCTGGTTGGTCTGCTGATAAATTGCATAACCACCACGCATACGCTTCTCAATACCAGTAACACTAGTATCAACACCTACCTGAACACTATTGAGGCGTGCATTAATAATATCATCGCCTGGATAATAAACAATCTTAGGAGCTGAGAGTACTTTAAACTCCCACATGTCACCACGCAAGAACTCCTTATTGTTGTCACGATAGGTTGAGGTATAGTCAATAAACTTTGCTCTAAGTTGACTACCTCTTACAAGATCTGTAACTGTTGCCATGTTATTAAATTTTATATTGGTTTGTTATAGTTTATTATTATATCTAAGTCTACTATGTTTTTCACTAGGTCACTTATCTTAGTTTCAATTTTTAGACTTAGAGTTCCTTTTTTCTGGTCTATCTTAAACTCCTTAACTAGTAATGATCTAACTATAGAAAATCTGGTCTGTATCTTCCCTAGTATACCTTCTATCACTCTTTTAGTAGCACCGGTATTTGGGAGAGATAAGTAAGTCCATTTGTTCTTTTCTAGTTCTCTCTGTATCTTACCAAGACAGAATCTCATTAGTCCAGAAGTTTTATAGTCAGGACCATCAAAGTAAGTCGGGTAATAGTAATACTGCCCATTATCAATCATGTAGTTGGCTTTCTTTTCAACTAGGCTAGACTTGAGATCGTCTTTACTATACGTTACACTTCTTTCGATTGGACTAGTATAGATAATATCATTCCCTGTAAAAGAGTATGTACCACTTAGTAGGCCTCTCAGGAACGTATAATACGCTGGTCTATACTTACCAGAACTATTCATCATACTCTCATAGAAGTATAGCAAGTAGTTCAGTTTATCGTCTGTATAGTTATTCCTGTAGTTACCTTCATTACACTCTATCAATACTTGACTCCCAGACTCTACTACCTTACCTAGTAACCACTTCCACATAATCTCATAACTACCATCTACCACGTAATTATCTGGATCTGGTAGTAAGATGAAGTCAATATAAGTAGTATCTTGGTATTTAAGAAGAGACTCTAGGCCCTTCTTATGTGATCTTCCTGTCTCCTTAGTAGATCCACTGAGTTCCCACCTACCTTCTACAAGTCCCGGATCTCTCCAATCTTGCTGTATATAGTAGTTACCCTTATCTTCTACACTGTAAGGCTTATATTCAGTTTCTATGGTTACTTTACGGTTATTTCTAGTATTCTTCCAGATCCCTTGATAAGTTTCTATTAGTCTACAGTAAACTATCTTAGAGTCTCTGTTTATAATACTGTCTATTCTTTTATCTAGTTCAGTTGTCCATGAATATCCAAAGAAGGTTTCTACTATATTATATCTTTCAATAGTTACTTTATAATAGTACTCCTCCTCTGTATGTTCAATCTTAACTGTGATATTTCCACTAACACCACCGTTACCAATCGTCCTAGACCAAAATTCGATCCTAGATTCATCCTTGCTTAGCTTGTCTAGTATCTTTCTGTTTATATCTACTGCTGGTTCAATGATGAGGCCTTCCATATTATACAAGCCGGTCACATGTACACTAACAGGACAATATAAGATATCCCCTACTAGTTCATACCCTGATTCTGTAAGTTGATCTATTAAGTCCTCAATACTAGAAAACCCCCTAACTGAATGGTAATAATCTCCACTAGGTTCTTCAGGTATACTATCACCGTCATCATAGTAGAACATTACTTTGTCATAGTATTGTGGAAGTATTATGTAGGAACTCTCACTTTTTAGTTTTAGGTTTTCATAGTTGATTCTAAATGCAAGTGTGTGTGTCCCTTTAATGATAGCGTCTTCATCTATATTTCCTGCATCGTACTCATCCTGTATTTCTTGTAGTACCTCAACATCTCCATCAGTATCTTCATCAAATAGTGGATGACAGTATGTAGTATGTGATTCTAGATGACATAACCTAAGTGTATCCCTATTACTATGTGACAGTGTTTTTGGAAGTTCTAAGTTTTGTGGGAGATCTTCTATATTCACCCAACCACCTAGACTATCTAACCAAATCAACTTATCAAATGTATAGCCCCTAGGAATATCTTTATACTTACCTTTACCTTCTATGTTTACGTTCTTATAGATCTTACCTGGTACACCCTTGTCTGGTAGATTATTTATAAAAAATTCATCTTTATCGTCAAGGAATGTACTGTAATCTATATAGTTTCTTCCACTAGCCCGTTCTTCGTCTAGGATAGGCCTGAATAAGTATAATGTGTTTCCAGATGCTACTAATTCTCTGAGATAATCGAAGTCCTTAAAATCTGTTCCAAACCATAATGTTAATTCACTGACAGTTCTTACAAATACAGGCTTTTCGAATGACATCTCAGAATCAACTACCTCTGCTAAGATAATAGAGTCTTCCCGCTTATCTTGTGATTGATAGTTTATCCTAGTTTTTCCTAATTCTAAGTACATTCCTTATCCGATTATTTTTACTTTCTTTGGGCTGATCTTTATAGGCTTGTTAAACTTACTAGACACTGTTCCGAACTTTTCAGTAATACTAGTTACTTTATCAGAGTCTACTTGTATTGCGCCACCATGATCAGGATTTTCCCCAACAATGCTAAATGCAACTGTTAAGTCATTACCTCCAGATTCTATTTCACCAGATCTCTCCTCTATGAAATCTTTAAGTGTCAAGAGAAGTTCATACTTGTTGATGGTACTCTTCTGTGGTGTCATACAGTAGATAGTGCACTTAAAGGTTACATTCTTATAAGGTGCAATACATGTAAACTTCTTATCCACAGAGGTAATTTTATTATATGGTTTTTGATACCCAACGAAGTTATTAAATCCATCTTGTCCATAGTCTAAGAAATCATGTGCCTCACTATTAAAAACTGAGACTTCCATACACCTCTCAAAATATGTTCTAAATGATTTATACTGATCATCTGCAATCGTCAACCTAAATTCATTACTAAACTCAATGGATGTTGGGAAGCTAATTTCACCATCATATAGTCCTGCCGTCTTAGTAGTGAGTTTTGATTTCTGCATTTCAAAAGCTACAATCGGCAACCATCTATTATAAGCAGTCATTACACCATGATCTAGCTTATTCCACAAGTTAATTTCTTCGATCGGTGGTAAGAATGATTTTCCACCGTTCTCTGATAAACCTACGAATGGCTCAAATATAATCTCCCAGTATGAATTAGTATCTAGGGTCATTACTTTCAGTGGGTTATTTTTTCCACCTACTACCTTTCCTGCTGTTGTTATGTATGGGCTCTTCTCAAATGTATCAAACAAGTCCTGTACTGTTCTGATTTCACCAACATCGGATACATTACACAAGTCTTCCAGTGTCGTATTCATTCCCTGAAAAGCACCATTACCCAAGTAGTTCTGATTGAATTGATAATCAGATGGACTTGTTGGTACCTTTCCTATTGCTGCATCTACAAGTTTATTTGCAATACTCTTAATAGACATACCCTTAATGGATTCGCCTTTAGAGTTTGCCTTAGTCCATGATTGATACTCGCCCCTTGCATCAGCCTCTTTTTGTTCTTCCTTATCATAAGGTCGGTTTATCGGGTATTTCTTCTCAATGCTTTCTCCGTGTATTAATCCGGTTGCTGCATCTTTGATTCTCTTAAAACCTCCCTCAATTGCTCCTCTTAGTCCACTTCTAGCTGCATCTGTGATAATACTTGGTTTACCTGGGAGTCTATCACGGTTTACTTTGTACTTCTTCTCTTGCTCAGTTCTTTCGTATACTAAGAGAGATAGTGTTTCATCAAGTAGTACCGCCCTAGCCTTTTGACCAAGTCCTTTACCCCAACCACGACCTAAGACAGTTTCTGCAATAAATCTAAGATAATTATTTGCATTTATCGAGTCTATTCCGAATCCAGGTAATTTTGTACGTGGTCTGAACCTAGGACTGCTCATCATAGCTTCCCTGTACAGTGCTGCTTCAAACTTTTTTATATTCTCAGGACTAATCTTATTACCACTAAGATACGTAGACATGAGTGACGATATCTTAGCAGCCCAACCTTTATTTATTGACTTATCTTGTAGGAAGTGTAGGAGATTTTGGTAGTAGTTATTGAGATCTTTATAGTCACGTATCTTGTTAACTAGTACATCAATCCCAACATCTTCATTCCCTGGCTTACTAACTTCCTTACTAAGCTCAATCTTTTTATCTCCTACTTCTACCTTACTAACTTCCTTACTAAGTTCTAAGTCCTTGTTTTCGATATTTAGGTCAGATCTTTTATTGCTTAGGTCTGGGTCTTTCTTGGTACGTTCAACTTTCGCAACTTTCGTACTAAGTTCTTCAGCATTTCCACCTTGATTATCATTCACTGCTAGTACTGAATCATATAGTCCATCAGATTCAGGATTAAATTGTGTATGTTGGTCTGTTGCTGCGTCATTGATTACCTTACCGACTATCCTACTAAGCTCTAGATCTTCCCTACCGTCTTCTATCTTGCTAATCTCCGTACTAAGTTGATTATCCCTAGTGTCATTAATCTTACTTACTATATCACTAAGTGGATAATCTCGCTTGTCATCTATTTTACTGACCTTCTTACTTAGTTGCGGATCCTTTTCAGTATTTTCTATCTTACTTATTTTCTTACTAAGTGGGTATTCGTGATCTCCTTTTTCAATCTTTCTTACTTCCTTACTCAGTACTGGGTCTACTACCTTTCCCCCTACCTTACTAACATCACTGCTTAGGTTAGGCGTCTCTTTTCTGTCTCCCTCTACCTTACTAACAGTCTTACTCAGATTATTAGTACGATTATCACTGATCTTACTTACTTCCTTACTAAGTCCAGGATCGCTAATATTATCACTAATCTTGCTAACCTCCCCACTTAGTTTAGGTTCTTTCATATTACCTCCCACCTTACTAACATCACTGCTTAAGTTTAGGGCCTGTTCTGCTCTTTCTACCTTACTTACTTTCTTACTTAGTTTTTGATCCTTCTTATTACCTTCGATCCTACTAACATCCCTGCTAAGACTTGGATCGGTTTCTGTTTTCTCTATCCTACTTACCTTCTTGCTGAGTTGCTCTTTCTTCTTATCTCCTTCTAGCTTACTCTTCTTTTTTGCTAACTGTACATCTCTTGTATCACTAATCTCTGCTCTCGTCTTACTTAACTCAGCTTGATCACGAATACCTTCTATCTTACTAACATCTTCACTTAGTTTGTATTCATTATCATCTTTAATCTTGCTTACTTCTTTCCCAAGTTGTAAGCCATCTCCTACTCCTTCTATCTTACTAACAACCTCACTTAGCTCTGCGTCTTTATGGTTATTTACTTCTACCTTACTAACATGCTTACTCAGGGTTGCACTCTTACGTTTTCCTCCTAAGATCCTCTCAAGATTCTTACTAAGTGCATTATCTGTTGTTCCTGAGTTTATTACCTTCTCTACATTCTGACTCAGTGCAGGTTCTTTACTACCATTCCCAATCTTCTCGACTAGACTACTTAATGTCTGAACCCTCTCATCACTAATTGTCTCAACTGTCTTACTGAGTTCATTTTCTCTCTGGTCATTTAGTCTTTCTACTTCCTTACTAAGTGATTGTTCTCTTGTGTCTTGAATTTTCTCAACATCCCTGCTAAGTTCGTTCTCTCTATTGTCTTTGATTGTATCAACCTCAGTACTAAGTGGCGTTTCTCTAGCATCATCTATTTTCTCAACAGTCTTACTAAGCTCTTTCTCCTCAACACCCTCTATCTTACTTACTTCCTTACTGAGATCTACCTTCTTTTCGCTACCCCCTACTTCAATAACAGAATTAGATAGGGCTACATTCTCATTTGACTCTATCTTCTCTACCTTATCTGATAGTGGTACTTCGTTCTTTAATTGTCCATTGAAACCTATGACACCAATTTTATCTTTTTCTAAGCTAGTATTTTCTTCATATTCTGTCCTAAGTTTTCTAAGATACTTACCTAGGGCTGATATTTCTTCTGGCTTAGTAAATTGTTCACAGGATCCAGGAACTTTATTATCTTTTCTTATTTCCTCATCCATAGTTTTACATGTCTAGTGTTTCAATAATACTCATCAACGTATAGGAGAATAGTGTATCACCTGTTTCACTATAACCTTGTTTTAATGTTATCTTGAATCTATATGTTCTCTTGTCTCTGGTGTATTGTAGTTCATCACCAACTTCTAGAGATCCATCATTAGTAATAGCCTCAACACTATCCCTATTTCTATTCCATACGTCTTTCATGTCGTTCTGATTAATAATGAGTGTTGTCGTAAACTCATCATAATCATTCTCAAGTGTACTATCAGAGGAATATGATCCACCAAATACATTCTTCCACTTACTATTTTCTTTAGGTCTTAGTACTATGAACTTTGTACCTAACATTGCTAGTTGTGCTTTTATTGTCTTTAGTGTAGCTTTGTAGAATTTATTACTCCTCTCTACACTCCTTGATGCCATATTCTCTGCCATACTTTTACAATATATTATCTAAGATAGTACAATAACCTTCTTCATCAACAATATACTCAACTAGTTTAATATACTGCTGAATTGTTAAGTTGTCTGATAGCTTCATAACAAAAATATTTCTATCTAGACTTGTACTGCACCTATTGAACTTAGACAGTTTCCTAATGAAGTCTTCTATCTTAATCTGACTATATTCCAAGTCCATAGGTATATAGATTTTTATGTTCTTAATATCTCCTGTTATACTGATTGAGTCTTTTGGTATTTTCTGACTTACTTCAAAATCTTCTACTCCATCAGACTCAAGCTTTTTCTTAATTTCTTCTATCATTTTATTGAAGATTGAAAAATTCTTTAGCCTAAAACTAACCATAACTGTTAGAATTTATTATTAAATACATTAGGAGTTAATCCCAATGACATAATCTTCTTTAGGATCGTTGCAAACTCATTTTCATTTCTGATTGCATACGTATAGAGTGATACATTATTTAGCTTAGACTTATTGATCACATTCTTCCAGTGATTATATACACCACCAATTGCCTTATCCTCTTTACTATTATGTACTGCTGATATCATGAAAATACCAGATGCAATAGACATTTGAACGGGCGCTTTATTATCACCCTCTGAGAAATGATGTCCCTCAATGTAATAATTCTTCTTCAATACATTAAGGAGGAACTTATTATTTAACATTCCTCTAGTTGGTGTAATACCTAGTTTTCCCAATGTATCTGCCCCTAGCCCATTAATTGCTAAATCCATACCAGACATAATTACATCTGGGATAGACTTTAGTGGGCTCTTGATGTATGTAAGTGCTTTTGATAATCCACTTCCAATAATCTTAGTTGCATCATACTTAGAAATACCTGCACCCTCTGAGAAACTCCTATCTTCCTCGTCTCCACATGCCTCAGTAATTCTTCCTGTTACTATTGCATTATTGTCAAGGAGATTAATCTTAGTACCTAATGTATTGCTCAGTTCCATCATAAAATCACATACTGACATGTAGTTTGTGAATTTGATATTAACTGAGTATGAGTTTGCGTTTAGGTTAATTACTTTCGCATCGTACTCCATACCAAAGAATTTTCTACAGTATGAATCGAGTACTTTATTAACCTTATCTAAATCTTCCTTACTAAGACCAAAGGTATACATAATTACTTGGTTATCATGGATAGTAAATGTAATCTTATAAGCAGTTACGTTTCTATCATTGAAGCTAAATTTCTCCTCAATCTTAGCTCTCTTATCCACATTCTCACCAACCACAATACCAGCCACTTGATATACACCAAACTGACGTCGTATACCTCTATCTACTTCTTGATACTTGATACTTGACATTGGCTTGTGGAAGTAATTTAGTAGGAGCTTTGTTGCAATACCTCCTAAAGTTCCCCACTTAGCACCAGTCAAAGCACCACCAAGTACTGTATTATCATCCATCAATCCTCCAGTTACTGCACCGATACCAGCTCCAATGCCAGCACCTTTACCTACAGTTTCTAAGACACCTGGTAATCTATCAAGTGTTTTAGGTCCTGTATAGTGCCCCTCTTGGATTGAAAATTTCTTGTTTCTAAATTTAATCATATACTACTTAGAGCGGAATAATATTATGTGCATTTGCTGCTAGATCTCCGAAAGTTAGTTTACTTCTATCAAGCCTCTGTGCAAACTTAGACTTTCCATATTTTTCTGCAGTTCTCTCCAACTTTGGTATTACCTTCTTTGGAATCAATGGGTGATCCCTAACATAGGCAAGGACTGGTGTTCCCCAAGGAGCTGCTATAGCTGCACCAGCTGGTCCTCCCATTGCAATACCCATAGGAGTAGATGCCTCACTTAATGCTGCAATACCTACTACATCAGGTCTCTTGATGGTAGCCTTAACTGCCTTATTAGCTGTCATACCTACAGGAGTTGTTGCAATCTTATTTGGGGCAGCCTTAATATCCTTTACTGCCTGAACTGCATCCCTCTTTACCTGCATCGCTGTCTTAGGGGCGAATCCTTGCTTTACACCATAGCTAGGAACCTTGCCAGTGAATACCTGCTTAACTGCATTTCCTGCCTTAAGACCTACATTGTCTAGCTTTGTCATTCCCGCATTAGCAACCTTCTTAATACCTGCCATAAGTTTAGTTGCTTTTGAATACTGCTTAGTTCTTAGTATAATCATAGTATTTCTTATAATAAAAGTTCTCCGTACCAACCAGACTGTAGTGAATAGTTATCACATCTACTACGAAGCTCCTGGTATGATGCATCTACGTTACTCAAGACATCTACTGACATATTTGGTAGTTGTAGAGATGCTTTAAGCTGTCTAATATAATCTAGTAAGTGAACCATACACAGGTCCATAAAGAAGTTACCCCTTGCACCAGTCTCTACATCTAAGAAGAATATCGCTGAGTTTTCTGATTTACTATTAAACGATTTCTTTGGTGTGAAGTCTGGAATAATTGGATAACTAGTGAGTCCTTTTAAGCATATAGTCGTCTGTGGTAGGTCATCTAAGAATACATATGGTTTTCTATAGTCCGTCACGTATTGATAAGCGCCTGGACCTGGATAACTAGATGTACCTCCAAAACCTGCGTATGTATTACCTGAACTTCCCGCACCTACCCTCCACATTGGCATAGAATTAAAGACAAGGATTACTCTATTTAGTGGTATAATACACTTAAGCCAGGATGTAAAATTAGATTTCAGCTCATAGTAACCATCACCTATTGAATCACATGGTACAAGTTGCTCTCTATCGACAGTACTTTCCCATATGAGAGGGGTAGTTAATTCAAACTCCCTTAGTGCTTTTTTGAAAATCTCTAGCAATACTTCATCTGCACTAACGTAGTCATTTATTCCAAGTAGTTCATCCAGACTGTGTATTCCTAGAAGTGTAGACCTAATAAATACTTTCTTCTTTAAGTCTGATAGTAATGTTTTATCTGCCATGCTCTTTTATTTTATTTGGCCGCACGATATTTTATAGTAGAGGGTAAGTAGGAAAACTCTACCTACCCTCACTACCTATGTAATTTTAAATATTTCCTTCAAATGGCATACCCATATCGTAAGCCTCATTATAAACCTCTACAAACTTGAGAGATCTTGGATAACGAACCTCTACTAAGACACGAACTTTATTCTGCCTTGCTAGTTCATCGTTGTTAATGCTAGCAATTGTGATCTGGTATGCATCAACAGTATAAGACATTGACAAGATCTCAGTACGGAAGAAGAAATCAAGTGCAGACTCCATATCAGAGTACAGTGTCTCACCAATTCGTCTACCAATAAACTGTCTCAAGATCTTAGGGAATGACTTACTGAGGCGGATGAATAGACGACTATTTGCTTCATCAGACATAATATTATCCTCTGACTGCTTTGTATAGTTGTCGTTCATATTCCAAGCCTGTGACTGATTATTCCACATAACGGTATTAATCTTCTTGCTCAATAACAACTGACGTGTCTTCTTATTGAATTCTGTCACTGGCTTCTGATACTGTACTACACCATTTGTTTGACCGATAATTGGTGCGAACTCTCTATCAAGGCCTCTATTTCTACCTACTGCCTCCCAATAAAGTGTACTAGGTGCTGCATAATACTTAAAGCCAACGGTACCTGAGTCAACATCCCAAGGTGCACTGACATAGAGCTTATAACTATCCTTGCTCAACTTATTTGCTGAATTAGCGATAGCGAGGTAGTTTGTACTGTTCACTGTACTAACTGGGTAGAAGTAGTTTTCGTTGATCGCCAAGTTAGCCATATATGATTGAACAGCTGGTGATGTACAACCAAAGTCAGCAAGTCCCTCAGTCTGATAAACCTCATCAAGTGCAAGTCTATCAAATGCCTTCATAATGTCAGAGTCACTAACATTGAGTATAGAATACTTCTCAGGGTTAATGCCAAGATTTACATGAAGCTCCTCTGGATCTGCCTTATCGAGAGTAATACCCTTCTGATACTTGAAATACTTACCCTCAGACTCAGTACCAACCTTTGCGATATCACCTACCTTTGGCTTAACAATGTGCTCGTTAAGTGATGCAAGTGAAGATTCGTCATAGTTAGCAGTGCCTGTTGTATCCATCTTAACCCAACCTGGCTCTGATGTAGTAACTGTGCACTTGTAGTATGTTACCTGACCACTTTCATTGAGCTTTGCATACTGACCGTCTGTGCCTTCTACTGCCTTGAGTGTAGTAAGATCTGTATACTCCTGTGCACTATCAGCCTCTGTACCACTAGGGCTATACAACTGCCAATCTCTTGTAGTAGTTGTCTTATATTCGTAGTAATCAACAGACTTCTTACCAACTACTGCTACGTCACCAACACTTGCAGTAGCTGCCTTCATATCAAGCTTACTGTCATATGCCTTAACCTTAACAAGATCACCAGACTCAAGCTCATCCTTCTTAACTGGCATCCAACCTGTCTGCTTTGATTTAGGAAGATAGCCAAAGTAGTCAAGACCAAGATCGCTCAAGTCGTCAGGAAGTTGTAGTTGAATCATCTTAAGTGACTTATTCAATTCATCTACTGTTACATCACTACGACCAGCAATCTTACCAACATTGAAATATACTGGCTCACTGCTTACGCTAGGGTCAATTACTGCTACCTCATAGAAGTCACGATCAAGTACATCTGCCTTTGGTGAGATAGTACCGTTCTTAGTGAAAGTGTCTAAGACGGTTGTAAGTACTGTATAAGGAGAGTTACCACCACTATTTACATCTGCCTTACTTAGTTCCTTTGTAATCACTGCATCATGATTAAACCTGCGGATACGAACCTTAAGCGGTGTACTTGAATTATAGTTGTTTACTGCATAATTCTTAGCTGGCTTAAATCCTGAGAATGCTGCACTATTCAGGTCCACAATCTTCTGTCCGGGATTTTCTGGCGTCCAATCCTTCTCGCAAACTACTACATACGCGAGACCATCCACGCCACGCTTATCGGACTTATCTAGGACCTCAACACCAACATAAACCTCATGGAATACAACACTTACTGCATCCTTAGGGTCACTTGCTACTACCTCTGCCTTCTCATCCTCGTATAATGTGTATGATGGGCTGAAGAAGATTGATGTGTCGTTAAGGTATGATACAAGCTCCTTAAGATTCTGTACATAGTAGTCGTATTGTGGTCCCTCGTCTGTTGTCCTATTACCAAGTGAACCTACGCCATTGATAGACACTGCCCAACCATCTGAATTATGATCTGCACTATCCTTATCAACATCTACTACCAACTTAAACTCTGGTACCTTCTTGAGCAATTGACCATCACGTACAATATAAACACTATTGTCATCTTTTACGAGTGGTTTTGCAAAGAAGATATCACTAGCCTTACTTGCACGAACTAAGAGCAAGTTATTTGAACCAGCGAGACGATAAGCATTCAACCACATTGTCTCAGCCATTGTATGATCGTCTCCCTTATATAATTTATTGAGTGACTCTACATATCCCTTTGTTAGGTCCTGTGATGAATATGTAGCAATGAACTCTGCCTGGCTAGTAATCAACGTTGGTACTGATGGTCCTGCGTCTGATACAATAACACCACCAATAATCAAGTTTTCACCTGCCGTTGGATTTACTGAGGCAGTTCTAATTTTCTCATGAACTTTTACGTATGGTTCCTGAGTCTCTTTCCACTGTGCCATTAAATTTATTCTTATTTAATTAATTAACCAACCTCTACTAGATATACTGGGTAACCTGCTTGTATAAATCCGTCCACTACTGACAGGACTGCATTTAGATTACTCCTAACATCTCGTACAGTTGATATCTGTATTTCGTTATATTTGTTAGATGCGAAATTTGTTGATACCTGAGCTGCTGGAATATTCTTACTTAATTTCCTACTTAAGTTTCTTAGTTCAGGGTCATCTGCTGTATTAACTAACATCTTAAAATCAGAACCATCAGAACTAATTACTAGACAAACCTTAGTACCGAGTAAGTTAGCCTTCTTTGGATCTCTGGTATAATCTTGATCCTCTCGATAATACTTCTTATTGAGCTCTCTTAGTATTGGTGCCATAAGTCTATTATCTGCACCTTTCCTATTGAAATGCTCATTCAACTGTCTAGCTGTTCCAACTAAGGCTCCAAGTGCTGCACCGATAATCGCACCAGCCCCAGCAAGCATCTTACCTTCTTTAAAGAAAGGGACTTTCTTGACACGTCCACTAGCTAATGCACCAGCCGTTGCACCAATACTTGCCCCCTTAATCGCATCATTAACAATATAATTACTAAAGTCTTTCTCTCTAAACTTAATCATATTGTTTAATTACTTTTTTTCAAGATTAACCGCCAACACCAGGTGCTGCGCCTGGAACTGCTGCTGGACTAGAACCTGCTGCCTTCTTTGCCTTAGCTGCCTGACCCTTAACAGTAGTCTCATCTGGAAGACCTACCAAGTCCTCTGCATTGTATTCAGCTGAACGCTCACCTGCTGCATTGATAGCAACTGGCATCATACCATCATCCAAAACTGCTGATGTCAACTCATCATTAATTACTTTCTCTGCCATAATAATTTATTTTTAATATGTTAGTTATTTATCCTAAGATACTTTTTATTCTACTATATCTACCCTTCTGAGCAGGCGGTTGTACTTGCTTTATACCAGTATTTAACGTCCTCACTGAATTACTTGTTCTATTGAGCTGGGTAGTTAGTTTATTAAGTGCATCTAATTCTCTCTCTCGAATCTCTCTGTCACTCTTACTCTTCTTCTTATTGTTGTACGTATTGGCCACATTTAATGCAAGACCTGACGCACTAAGTACTAAGAATGGACTTTTTAGATTCTTTACTGTATTTGGATTCTTCTCAGCCCATGCGGAAGCTTTCTTCTTAACATTGTCAGATAGCTCACTTACACTGCTATAGAGTCCTTGTCTAAATCTGATCATATACTATTAATAAGAATAACCCTCCCTCTGGGTCATATTAGTTTTCCAATCTGCTCTTTCTCTCCTAAGTGCTTGTCTCTTTGCATATTCAAGTCGCTGGTTATAGAATTCATTATCCTTTGCCTGCTTACTTCCCTTGTTATATGCCATTACACCTGCCGTTAGACCACCAATCATTGCGCCAGCCTTACCAAACTTAGCTGCACCTCGACCCATTGCTGATAATCTAGATACTTGTCGTCCAGCTGCATTAACACCAGGCTTGAATAGTCCCTTTGTTGCACCTATGACAGCACCAGCACCAAGACCAGCCGCAGCACCTGTCGCAGCTTGTTTTACAATTGGCGAATAACTATTGGTCTTTTTCTTTTCAGCGAGAATATCAGCATCTTTCATACGTTTGAGATTATCAGTATCATCCCAGACCGTATAATTTTTTCTTTTTAACTTATATACTGCCATCTTACTGTTGTTCTATTTGACCTGCCTGTTGTTGTGCGAGTTGTGCTTTTCTATCTTGTGCGTCTTGATATTTATATGCACCTGGGTCAAGTGTCTTACCAATCTTTTTAGTAAGTGCCTGACTACCATCCCAAGTTGCCTTAGTGAGACCTACACCAACACCAATTGCACCAAGATTAGCAGCTGTCTTATGATTTTGTATGAACTGGCCTACCTTGACTGCTGCATTATTCTGAGTACCTGTAATACCCTTGCCTAATGTACCACCCTTACCAAGTTCCTCAAGTCTCTTACCAAACTTCTGAACCTGCTTAGTACCCATCATACCAAAACTACCAACATTAGCTGCAAAACCTGACATTGTTTGTGCGGGATGTGCTTTAAACTTGTTAAAATCCCACCATCCTGGCTTTAAGCTACTAGGTTTGAAATTCTTAACAGCACTAGTCACTTTACCAATGAAACCTGGATTAACTGCTGCATACGCCTTCTGTTGTGGAGCCTGTGGTTGTTCCTGTTGTGTTGCTGCAATTTGGTCATTCATCTGTTTCTTATCAGACATATAACCCATTACTGCTGGAACTGTTGTAAAACCTCCGGCCATAACCCAAGTAGATTTCTTCTTCAAGTTATTACCGACCATCTTACCAAAGGATTTTCCCATTGTTGATATACCACTCAATGCTGAATATGCTTTCTGTTGTTGTCCTGTCTGTACCAAGTTTCCGTTCTCGTCAGTATCAAGACCATTCTTCTTCATATTATGTTGAATGAACTTACCTCCTGCATAACCAGCAACTCCCATAGTAAGACCAGTTGCAACATTACCTGCCATGCTCTTACCAAACGTTACACCACCAGCCTTACCTACATTACTTGCAAGTCCAGCTGCCTCTTTACCGAAACTAGTAATAGCACCTTTAGCTTTCGCAATATTTCTAAGTGTACCAACGGAGAATCCAAATTCTTTCTGCTTTTGATCAAGACTACTCGCCGCTGCCATTGCTTGTTCTGGATTACTCTTCGCACGTTCTGCAATACGATCAAGCTTTCTATTTTGCTCTTTCAATAATTCGTCGTGCTTTTCCATTTGTTCTGCTTGGGCCTCTGCTTGTTCTTTCATCTGTTCACTCTGATCACTACTCTGTTTCAAACCAAGTAATGTAGAACCAACAGTAAGAGCAGCACCAGCCCAAAACTCTTTCTGCCTATATTGAATCATCTTACAGTCCTCCTATATGATTAAGACTGCATTGAATCACTAGCAGATTTAAGACCTTTACCCAAACCTCTTGTAGCAGCGGCACCAATACCTGCTCCTACTAACCAACCAAGAGGACCACTTGCTGCACCTGCCAATCCACCTAAGCTAGATAGACCTTGACCAATTGCTGAGCCTAATGTTGCACCACCAGCTAATCCACCGGCAATAGCAGCAGGTTTTGAATCAAGTGCCTTACCAACACCGCCTGCAATACCGCCTACTGTATTCTGTGCGCCTTCTGCCCATCCAAATGTTTTTCTTTTTATCTTATATGTTGCCATAATTAGTCGTCCTTTAAATTATTCCATCCTAACCCTCTATTTAGTTCGCTCTGCATTTCTCTTAGCTCTGCCCTAATATCATCAGTCCTATGAAGTTCCCTCTGACTAGTTTTCATCCTACCTAGTCTGTTGAGGTCCATATCATATTTTCTGTTTCGTTTAAATCCGATAGAGGGCGCATTTGTATTAATGATATTAGAGAAACGTTTTATTATCATCATGCGTCTAATAGATAAATCTTATAGTTTAATCCGAAAGGTAGTATATTAAGGGCATCAATAGCGGAATCAATACTTGGGAACTCTAGGACAAGACTTCTACTAGGTTTATCGTACTTGATTGCATCACCTAATAATTCCTGTACTTGATATTTTAGGTTGAAGTCTGGACTAAATGAGCTATTGATAAACTCACCGCCCTTGTTTCCTCCGTTATTATTGTTATTGTTCTGTTGTCCGTTATTGTTATTTGGTTGCCCGTAATTGTTAAAACCACCTCCCTGTTGCTGTTGTGGCTTATTACCTCCGTTACGATTCTTATTCTTACTAAATAGCTTCACCCTATCTGAGTCGGAAAAAATCTTCTTACTTAGGGAGAGACTAATATTACCAAGTCGTCTGTCGTATACTTTTGGAGATAATCTAACGTCATCTGGTAATTTAGCTTTTGCACCAATCTTAAGGTACATACGATACTTATCCTTGTTGAAGAATGAAGTACTAATTACAAAACGTTCGATTACTATATTATTACCTCTCAGGATTGGAATTAATGCGCTCGAATTAATTGTTGGAAACTTATTACGGTCTCCATTTGTTCTCTTCATTAATTCAACATAAAGAGTCCGCATTGCATCATATTCTGAGAAGTTCTTCTGTCTAAAATTTATCATATCCTTACTTAACTATTGATAAATTATACTTAACACCCAATATTTCTATAATGTCTAATGCAATACCTAAGTGACTTGTCTCTCCAGTTACAGTCCTTTCTTTTGGATCTGTATCTGTGATTTTCATGTTGAAGTAATTCGGGTCGCCAATTAGTTTTCGAGTATATGGGTAAAACTCCTTGTCTTTTACTGTTATCTGATAAGAACCTTTATCTGTTTTTATAAAAGACATCAATACCATAGACTTAGAATTAACCTTACTTACCTTGTCGGCATCTTTCTTAGAGATTAGGTTGAAGTCTACATTCTTTTCCTCTAGATGATTGATTGCTTCATCAACTGCATCCGATTCGAGGAACTTACTTCTGAACTTTATCATCTTGTTTTATTGTTTTTTCTTCTTCTACAGACGTCTTCTTATTTCTGTCCTTATCTTCTGTTCTTAGTATTGTATTGATCTCCTCTAAGAAACCAAATCTAGTATCTAAGACTTCATAGTAAGACAGGTCACATCTAAACTGACACTGAAACGCAAAATTAGAGTTATCGTCTGGTTGATAGATATGGTTAAAATCCTCTGTTATCGAGCTCCACTTAACGGCAGCTGTAAAAGGATCACCATATTTATCTAAGGTAGTGAACTCAACGAAATTAGTAAGCAATAATACATCACTATACTTATTTTTAAAATCATGATACAGTACCATATCTGTTGTGTGAAATACAAATTCGACTGGCTGTTTATGACTCATGATATTTCTTTCTAGGTCTCCACGTTTAGGATGAGAATAGTTAGTAGGAGTCTGATTAAATTGATAAGTTATGTAAGAAGATTTAGTAAGTGTCTTCTCCTTATTCAACCTTACTAGCTCTACTCCATAATCATCAAGTATTCTCCTAACCTCTAGCAGAAATTTATCTTGATAGTCAATCTCACGTATCAAGTAATCATTATATCTCTTTCTCAGCGTGTAGATAGTATTATTTGTTGATTCTACCTCAGTGTTTCCATCACCTATTAATAATTTTGGGAAGTTATAGATCTTATAGTTCTTAACCTTAGGTCCCACAGGTCTTAGATAAAGAAGTTGACCTGAATAGAATAGGTAATTTATAAAATCTTCGTTCTTGTAATCAGCCTTAGATACTACAAAAACTGTATTCTTATAATTTTGTACAACCCTAGACTCTGTATCGTCTGCAATCACAATATTAATAATGTGAGGGTCATACGTAAGTCTCTCCAATCGTAGCCCATTTAGTGTAATAGTAGGGTGAGAAAATCTACTAGGCTTACTCATTGGTGTCATAACTAAGTTTCCATTACCAACTAAGGGCAAGCCAAGTGAATTTGATAAGGATTTCGCAGAGCTACCTGGAGAGTATGTTAGTGTAAGCGTTGAGGTATTTTCATTTTCTAAGACTGTATCATACTTGCCTTGTACTACTTGAAAATACCTACACTTATCTGTTGTAATGCGAAGACCGTTGTAGATTATTTCATTTCTCATAGTCTACCTACTAGAATTTAGTTAGCTGCCTGCTGCTGCAATACCACCACCAATGATAGCTGTCTTACCTATTCCTGTACCCCAGGTCTTCTTAGCAAGTGTTCCTATTGCATTACCAAGGCCAAAACTTTTACGTCTTAATCTGTACTTTGCCATATAACCTGTACTGTGTTTAAAAATAATACAGCCCCAGCTAAGAGATTAATCCTAGCGGCACTGTAAGTTGTAAAAAGTAGAAGGAGAAAACCATGTCCTTTATTGTAACATGAGAATTCCCCTTCACTTAATATCTAATTAAATCCTATTATACTTAAGGGAAAATTATATTCCTAGGATTAGAAACCAAACTTGAAGCTTACCTTCTGAACGAGCTCAGGTGCCAAGTAACGTACACCCTCCTGATAGTAAATACCACTAGCCATCTGAGTTGGGTTGTTGTAGTTACCAATAGTTGGAGTATCAGTCAATGGCATGTAAATACCACGTGCAAGAGGAGCCATCTGACCGTCCTGTGTCTTGTGGATAGCATAGAATGTACCCTCACCAGCCTTCTCCTGAATATCAGTAGAACGAAGTACAGGCACACCATCATACCAACCGAGGAGGTCACTGATGTATGTCATCTTAGTGTTGCGCTCGAACTTACCGATAACGCCACCCTTCTGGAACTGGTTAGCTGCCTGGTTACCTGCGATATAAGCAGTAGTAGTAACACCCTTAACAGCCTTAGTTGCAAGTGCAGACTCAACGTTGATCAAGTATGCATCGAACAAGTCAACACGTGAACGATAGTCCATGAACTTAGATGCGAGAGATGCAGGTGCGTTAGAGAGATCAAGATCATCCATTACGTTACCAGCATAACCCTTCTCGAGTGTGCTAACCAACTTGAAGTTGATAGTCTTTGTATAAAGCTCACGAAGCTTTGTGAACAAGAAAGTAGCCATATCTGAACCAGTTGCCTTCTTCATTGCACCAAGAGCTGCGATGTTATACTCAGCAACCAACATATCAGGTACAGTGTTCAAAGCAATCTGCTGCATCTTAGCGATGAAACGCTTGTCATTTGCATGTGCATTAGATGCGCCGTTTGTGCAGCTAGGAGTACCAGTTGTATCCTCCTTACCTACGATGGTGATAGTACCATTTGCAGGAACAGCAGTAGTCAACTCGAAGTCAATCTTACCATTGAGGTAGTTAACAGTACCAGTCTTAAGTACACCAGCAACTGCCATGAAGCTACCCTGACCATTATCGATCAACTCGTACTTCTTACCTGTGCCATCCTCAACCTTAACACGTACAGTACCTGGAATCAACTTACGACCTACGAGTGGAGAGTAAGCAGCGGTACCTGCGTTAACAGTAACTGGAAGTTCGAAGCCACCCATTACCTGTACGTCCTGATACTGATCTGGACCGAGGTTAGGAAGAACTGAACGAAGATCTGTTACACCGAGTACGTCGAACCAGTAAAACAAGCCGTTTGGCTGATCGAAGTCACGCTCGATTGACATATAACCTGCAAAAGAGCTTACGTAAGAAGCTACTGATGCGTTGAAATACTGTGTTGACAAGAGTGGAGTCTCAGAATAACCAGAGAAGGTCTTCTGAAGGAGGTTTGCGTTGTTACCACCCAAACCAAATACGTCCATCATTTCCTCGTTACGAGAAAACATCTTTGCATACTCATTACCACGAAGACGAGCGTCCTCTGCTGAAACTGAACTTGCGCGAAGGGCATCCATCATTGCAGAATTGCCCAAAATCTGTGAATAGTTATTCATATGTTATAAATTAATTTATATTACTTGTTTGTATATTATTTATTGCTGAGCCAAGATACAAGTGTATCATTCTCGCTAAATGTCTTCTCTGAGAACTGTGCCTCTACGATCTCAGGTTCTGCGTCTGGTGCAGGTGCTGCCTTAGCCTCCATAATCTGAGCTGATGCCTCTGCTGCTGCTGCCTTAATAGACTCAACTGCTGCAAGTGCCTTATCCTCAATGTTCTCTACTGTTGGAACTGCATTTGGATCTGCTACCTGTGCATTAGGATCAACTACTTGTGCGTTTGGATCTGCTGCGACCGCATTTGGATCTACTGCAACTGGAGCCTGTACTGGTGCTGCTACTGGAGCTGTTGCTGGAACTACTGCCTCTGCAAAGAACTTGTCAAGAGTAGAGAACTTCTTCTCATGCTCATCTGCCTTCTCTGCTTCCTCAATCAATGTCTCAGCCTCATCCTCTGTAAGTGGTGTAACATCCATTGTCTCACCATCCTCATTGATGATAGCCTTGGTGAACTCACCATCCTCATTCTTATCCTCAACAACTGCAACTGTATCACTGATTGGAGTAATAACCTCATTATCAGTTTCTACAGTATCACCAGACTCAAGTGCTTTCTCTACGTCATCCTGATCAGCCTCCTCTGAGAACAATCTCTCCATATAAGAAGTCATAGGCTCATGCTCTGAGAAGAACTTTGTCTCTGCCTCATTAGTGTAAACATCTGAGAACTGCTTTTCATCCTCATCACCGATAAGATTCTCTGCCTCATCGTCTGACAGTGGGTGAACGTTCATAGTCTCATCGTCTACTGCAACTACCTTAGTAAACTCGCCATTACCCTTATCCTCAACTACTGCTGTGTCATCGCTGATTGGAGTGATAATCTCACCCTCAGTCTCGATCTGCTCACCTGATTCAATAGCTGCCTCAATTGGACACTGGCTCTCACCATCTTCCTCTGAGAATAAACGTACCATGAACTCAGTCATTGGCTCATCCTCTGAGAAGAACTTTGTTTCTGCTTCGTCAGAATAGATATCAGAATACTCCTTCTGCTCCTCATCATCATCGTCATCATCAGCCTCATCCATAAGGGCCTCTGCTTCATCCTCTGTGAGTGGAGTTACATCCATAGTATCCTCTTCATCATCGATAATAGCCTTAGAGAACTCGCCATTTGTCTTATCCTCAATTACTGCAACATCGTCACTAATTGGAGTAATAATCTCGTTCTCTGTCTCAACTACATCGTCTGACTCTAGTGCCTTCTCTACATCATCTTGGTCTGCTTCCTCTGAGAATAGTCTCTCCATGTAAGCTGTCATTGGTTCTGAATCAGAGAAGAACTTAGTTTCTGCCTCATTTGAATAGATGTCAGAATACTCTCTTTCCTCTTCACCTTCAAAGTCGTCATCATTATCAGACTCTACCTCGATAAGATCCTCACCACCAAGAACTGCCTGTGCATCCTCTGCATCCATCTTCTCAAGCTGCATATCAACACCCTGTACTGATGCAAGAGTATGACCACCTGCTACATCTGAGATAATTGCGTTCTGTGCATCAATAGGAGTAATAACGCCATCTTCAAACTCTACTGGATCACCTGAATGAATTGCTTCCTCTACGAGATCCTGAGTGTGTGCGATACCTGCTGATGCCTCTGAGAACATACGGCACATCATTTCATTGTCATCTGAGTAGTACCTAGTTGTAAATACTGGTGCACCTACATACTCGCTGTACTCTCTTTCCTCTACTGGCTCTTCAACCTCACCTTGACCACATGCTGGATTTGCACCAAGACTATTAAGGAGCTGAATTGCATAGGTACGTGCGTCTTCCTGATTATCGAAAATCTCTACTGACTGTACACCATCCTCCTCGAGCTGTGCCCTCAATTCCTCAGCACTCTCCTCTGAATACTCCTGTGCATCTACAATGATATGATCAAATGGCTGAACACCTACTACAAAGAGTGGCATGAAATCGCTGTAGTTACGAGTCTCAACGTTTCTATCAAGCTCCTCTACTTCCATCTCATCGTCGTCCATAGTTACCTTTGCCTGGTCACCTGTTGTCTCATTAGTAACAACAACTGTATTATCCTCATCTGGCAACTTCTCAATCTTAAGATCACCTACCTTAGCTGTCTCCTCACTCTCGATTACCTCTGAGAAAAGACGCTCACAGTACTCTTGATCGCTGAAAATACGAAGAACTGCCTGATTGTCTGTGAATACTGAAAATTCCTTCTCATCACAGTCGCCATCCATACAAGGGCCCTGCTTTGCAAGATCCTCAACAAGACGCTCATTACCAGCCTCAGGATTTAAACCGCCATCCTCTGCTTCTGGGTTAATGACACCCCCATTTACGTGATTCTCTACTTTCTCATCTGGTGCGCCAACCTGATTACCTGGGTGAACTCCATCTGCAGACGGGTGGACAAATTTTTCCAACTGACCATCCGGAACAGCGACGAGATCATAAGTATCAGCTTCGTCAGCAGCCTCCTGTGCTAAAGTAACCTCACCATTCTCTTTGTCAGTGATAGCAACGTTACCATCACCTACATTTCTATACTCTACTTCTTCAGTATCAACAACACCATTCTCCTTAGCGGACTTGATATCGTTATCTACCTGCTTAGCCAATTCCTCATCTGTATTTGAGAACATGACTTCCATAAATCTAGTCTTCTTCATTTATGTATTTTTTAATTATTTCTTAATCGTAACCTGACTGCCATCTAAGAAAATAACATCCCTAGAAATAAGCTGATCAATAATGTCCTCTGGTGCATCTGGGTATCTATTTCTTAAGATATCCATGAACTGCTTAATACCCATACTCTGATTAGCATATTCTAATTTCAAGTCTGGGATAATACTAGAATCGCTTACCCAATCTGAACAGCAATCCTCACTGAAATGTAATTCCCTTGGTGTAATGTCATGTGCCTTCTTAAGAATCATAATACCTTTCTCTGGCAACATTCTACGATCATCAAGTCTATCAATTAGGTCAGACTTAAACTCTCTATCGCCACAAACTACATCCTCATCAAGATCAAGAACCTTAGTAACCTGAATAATCAACTTACTAAACAACCTCTCCTGTTCAAATGCAGTAGGACTAATTACTACATCATTATCAACAATACTAGCAAAGCCCTTCTCAAGCATATCATCTGCCTTATTACTGAAGGTCTTTTCGAAAATATCCTTAGTAACTGTCTTTCCACTAAACTCTTTCAGCTTAGTTTCGAACTCATTAAGACTGTCCTCATGCTTCTCTGTTTCTGGATTCAACTTCTCCTTGAACAGCTTTAAGTTAAATCTACGTCCACCACAATTAGGACAAAGGATCTGACTTACGTTCTCAGCAGTCTCCATTACATGACCACAATCTCTACATACTACCTGGCGGAGAGTCATACCACCTTCATTATATTCCTCACTAAACAACTTACGTCTCTGAGAAAATAACTTCATCCTAGCCATTACTCTTCTCCTCCTTCTTCTTCATTTTCTAGCTCTGCAGGTACTGGATTAGAACCGAATACCTCATCAATCATAGACTTGGCAAATTCAGTGTAAGCCTCTTGTATCTTCTTCAGACGCATTGGACTAACCTTACCTGTCTTGCTCATTTCCTGCATTGCTAATCTATATGGCATCTGTAATTTCTGTGCTGCTACTCTTACTGACTTGCCGAGAGAGCTTGCACCAATCAACGTAGATACCTGTTTTCCTGATACTACTTCTGGTGTAATGTTCTTAAAAATATCAAGCACATCAGACATAAATAGAGACTTCATGATCTTAAGTGTCTCTGGGTCAATCTTCTCTAGACCACCTGACTGCCTTACAAGTTGTTTGTACTCTAAGAATAATCTCCTAAATCTCATACGGGGACTAAACTTTGCATATCTAACACGTTCCTTGAGAGTACTAATTGAAAATTCCTTCTGCTCTTCCTTGAATACACCAGAATAAGGAGAATCATTACTAATCTCTACAGCTACATTGCCAGAGCTGAACTGTTTTGCCTTAAGCGTAGTGAAGTGATTGCTAATTTTTGAACTCTTAGGTAGCTTAGTGTCTCCAAATACTGAAAGATCTGAAAACTCCTTAACAAATAACTTAGTACTACCCTCACTAGTATCTGAAAATGTCTTTGTACTAGTGTCTGAATGATCTACTACTTCTACTACTGATGCATCTGCCCAACTTGGATTCATAGTTACATCAAAACCCTTCAGAGATACTAATTTCTTAAGTGTATCATGGGAGTTCTGATTATCCCAATAACCAAGAATTACCGCTGACACACCTGGTAATATTGAATTAGAGATCATACCCTTCAGACGCCTAATGTTCTGAATTGCTTGATCATCCATTCCTTCCTCTGATAGGATAGTAGCTGTACAATATACCCACTGATCGCTGTCCTCAATCCAGATACGATCAATATAGTGAGTAGGGGATGCAACACCAACTAACATAAGCTGGTCATCCTTACCTGCCGTCTTACTTGCAACACTTGGATTATACTTATTCTGTGCTGCCCAATTACGTACTAGGTGAGTGAGAGAACCTAACATTCTCTTCTTTGCAATATCCTCCTTGTACTTATCACTAGCTAAATACTCTTCAACCACACGGCGCGGAATTATACTAGAATCACTTGCTGGTATACCGCCCACTGAAAATAATTTAACTTTAATCTGCATTATATTTATATTATTTAATTTATCTCATAACCTGCTGGGGTGTTACCTGGAGTAGGCTCTGCAATTAACATAAGAGACTTAACAATACCTGCACTATCTGAGTCTATTACTTTTAGTTCTACTGTAATACCATTCATATAACAGGTTAGATACTTATCTTGTCCCTTTGCTTTTATTAGAACGTATGAACTATCCAATGAGTTATGTAATATCTCCCACTCAAATACTTCATCTACCATCCCAACAGTACCATTTCCTAAGATAGCTAAGTTTTGATCACCTACCATAAATCTAGCACCATACGAACTACCTAGGAGCTTATTAAATATAGTAAAGATGTCTACTGTATCAACTCCAAAATGCTCTGAAAAGTAATATTCACCTTTTGGAAGATACTCACCGTTCTTAATACCTACTACTACCTTCTTAGTTGTCTCTTTTATTGTATCTGTATTGTAGGTGTAGTCTGTAAAAGGCCGTTCCTGTGTTAATTTAGCAGGATCTCCAACCAACTGTAATCTCTCCTCGCTAAATACTAAGACGCCCTCTTCATTGCAGACATTATAAACAACTGCAACTTTCTTCTCGTCTTCTTCTTTGCGAGGTGTATCAGGAGTTGAATTTTTCTTCCTGCTACACTTACACAGGTCTAGTCTGAGTAGTTCTAAGTCCTTCCAAACGTACTCACCATCAAGACCATCAAGACCTATAATAGTCACTAGCTTACCTGTATCAATGTCAAGCCTAAAACGAACAGACTTAATCCGATACTCACTAGAACTATCAACACTGAACAATCCACTACTAACACTACTAGACTTAACCCTTACAGTAGCACCAATTAAGTCATCATAGCCCCACACACCTGCAGGACTAGTAAGGTGAATTCCATCTGTTCTAAATCTACTCATACTATATATTTCCCTTTATTGTTTTCCCAGCCTAATCGAATAGTAGAGTTCATATTACAAACTCACTGGGAAATGATAAGATGTATTACTACCCATTAAGGCGCTCTTCCATCTCTTTACGTTTCTTAAGTCGAGTGCGTGTATTCTTATCTGAACCCAAGTAACCACCGAGTGCACCAGTAGCAACACCAAATAGGCCCCTACCTACACTCCTACCGATGCCAAGACCTAAACCAGCGCCTGTAACATCTCCTGCAATGGCACCAGTTTTTCTAGAGCCACGTAAGATCTCTGCATCAGACTTTCCTTCGTCGTCTAAGTCCTCAGCCTTTTTCTTACCAATGTATCCACCAACCATACCTGGAACGATAGCGCCTAACACTGCAGCTCTACCACGACCACGATGTGATTGAATATCCCCAAGACGAATAGCTCTTTTTTTTTCGCCATCTGAGAAATATGCGATTCTCTTAATAATCATAACTTATTACTTCTTAAAGTCCATTTCGTTACGCTTCTTCAAACGAGCCTTAGTGTTCATGTGACTAGCAAGTCTATTTAGGCCTACCATAGTTCCGGCTGTTGCTAAACCTGCACCAATACCAGCTGCAGTACCAACGTTCTTGTTTCTAATTACCTTCTTTGCAAACTTATTAAGCCCTTCTTTCTTAAGTTTCTCGTCTGCAAGTTTCTGAAGTTTTACTAAGTTTCTCTTATTACTTAGTGAATCTTTTACCTCTTTGCCAAGCACTGTACCAACTATAGAACCTTCAATTGCGCCTGATATTGTACTTGCTTTCTTAGCTCTTCTTAGAATTTCCTCATCACTTGCACCCTCTTCATCTGCTTTATGTGCCGCACGTCTACCAAAGTAAGTACCTTGTGCTCCAAAAGTAGGATTCTTTACTTTAGATAATGGTGTTCTCTCTACATCTCTATCAGAGTAGAATCTAATTCTCCTTACGATCATATTATTTTATTTATTATTTTGTTTAGTTAGGCCTACTACTATTCTTAATTGTATCTAGTAGTTCCTGCCTCTGCCTTTCTTCCTCTTACCTAGTAGAATTCTTAGGGGACCTGTAATGCTTTTAATTCTAGATCTAGCTTTTCTACTAGCTTCGTTAACTATAGGTATTTCCTCAATCTTTTCATCTACCTGTTCAATTGGGTCTACTGCACCAACTATGACACTACTATAATCAATACCGCTAGTTGGTATGTAGCCTGAAAAATTCTTTCTCCTTCGTATGATCATAGTATGGATTTGTGTTATTCAGTTTCTTTTAGTGGATTATACCCGTCTTGATTTTCTAGCATGTCTTCTTGATTCTCGACCTTGCTAGTAAACCTTTTCTCTTTTAATTCGTCCATGTGTCTTACTTTTTAGGCATTGATACAGGAGGTGCAGTTTTCGCTTTATTCTTATAGAGACTTGTATTATCTGGCTTCTGGTTTGTATTTTCCTGTTGCCTAATCCTAATACAGTCTTTATTATCTGAGATTTTTTTTTCATTCTCAGACCTTTGTAATTGCGTAAGCTGCCTATTCTTCTGCATCTGTTCTTTAATACGCATCTGTTGTCTCTGATGATTCATTTGGAGCTGTTGTCTCTGTAGTCTCATCCTTTCAATCTGCATATCTCTGGCTGACACTTCTTGACTCTTTGCCTCTGCCCCTTGCTCTGGTAATTCTTGTCCAGACTTATTTTTATCTGGATCAACTATATCACCTGGTTCTGGAGCTGCATAGTATTTACTCCTTAGTAGAATCATCTTTCCCTGACTTTTTCTGATTATATAGTGCAGCACCGAGTGTAAGTGCTCCTGCTACCGCCGCCAAGCTACCTGTCTTCTTTGCACTACCTACTTGCTTATCTGTCGGCAATCTCTCTAGGTACTTCTTAATGGACTTATCGCTAAGTTTTGGGTGAAGCTTCTTTATTTCCTCTACTGTCATCTTACCGTACTTTTTCTTAGCACCGCCGATTAAAGTAGCAAGTCCAGCAGTAGTACCACCCATACCCATTAAACTAATACCTGCCGCCTTAGCAAGTTTCGTTTTCTTCTTGTTTTCTTCTTCCTTCTTAGCTACATCACTTTCGTCAGTAGCAGAATATTGTTTTCTTAGTATTATCATGTTCCTTCTTCCGTTGGTGTTTCTAAGATACTTGGATCCATACCTTGCTGTTCCAACATATTAGATAGTTTTGCCTGTGAATATGCTGTATACTTATTGATTGTATCTTCTGTTATGAGAGGCTCTGTATTTGGGTCAATGTCCTTAATGAGTCCCTGTATATAACTGAGATAAGCCTTTGTATCAATAAGAGGTGCTGATCCTTCTAATGTTTGGAGTGCATTAGTGACAATACCTGTAATACCATTCACAAGTCCGCCAATACTTTCACTCTGGTTTATTTGATTATTATACTCAACGCTAGTCTTTTCGCTAATATGTAGTTGGATTCTACTTGGGTCAATCTCCTCATGATATACTGTTTCATATATCTTAGCAGCTAACCTAGTAACTGATTCTTTAATACCTGTCATAAAACCCGTCACCCTACTATTAGCTCTCTCACTCTGTTGTAGGATCTGCCACTTACTACCACTCGTACTATCCAAGATTGTTGCTGGGATACCGAGAGGGCTAAGTACATTACTCCTACAGTTATCGAGGTTCTGCATAAGATCTAGTAGTTTATCACTGAGTTTATCTAGTGGCAACATACTATTCTTATTACCAATTGTTGAGTTATAGTCTGGTACAAACTTAGCTGATTGACTGAGTGTATTCTCTAAGAAAGATACTGCATCAAATTGACTTGTTAAGAATGATGCTAGTTCATTTGTATTATTAGCCAGCTTAGTAGTTCTTGCACAAATCTCATTAGCAGTCTCAAGTGGTGTCTGCTTATCAAATTGCAGTAAGAAAATCTGAATACTTGATATATCCCTCAACGATATAAGTGATACAAGTAGCTCTTTGATAACCAATTCTTTCACCTTTAGGATAGATGAATAGAATAATGGCTCCCCTGCTAAGTATGAACAAGTCTTAAGTACCTTTTCTATATTATCTTTTCCGCTTGTCTTTCCAAAACTAGGCTTTATTGTGTGATTTTTATTTTCCCAAGATTCATCAAGGTCATTTTCAAGGCGTAAGTTAATAGAGCCTAACATAAATGCACTCTCTGATGGAATTTCATAGAGCTTATTATCAGAACCCCTAGTAATATAAGAATCCACTGTATCACCTGTCTTGTCTTTCTTCTTCTTGAGCACTACACTAACTGGATCATTAATCTCCTCAAATCTAAACTTAAGGTGACCAAGTTCATCCTTAGTATTCATCAACATACTAGTATAGCTTCCATGAAATACAACATCCTTAACATGACTCCTTATGTAATCGTAGATCTTTAAGTCATTGATTAGTATTTCATTTATCTTCTCAGTCTTAAACTCATCTGCTGCCTCATTATTCTCATCCATAATAGTGACAGCATTTCTACCCTCACCTAAGAAATTAATTATGTAGTCAGCAAAAAAGTTAGTAGCTAATTTTACAACATCTAATAACTGATAACTCTTGAGCTCGTCTGATCTTTCGTAGTAACCAGACATTAAATTACTAGGTGATGCATTTCCAAGGAGAGGTGATTTTCTCTGACTACCACCAAACCTTCCACCACCAGTTGATCCAATTTTACTATAACCAGAACCACTATTGAAGATGTTAGATCTCAATGGAACTCTTGATGAACCAACTGAGAAACTACCAAACATCTTCTCAAAAAAACCTTCGTGCTTCTTCATTTTCTCTATAATTTTATTTTATTTTAGTTCCCAAAGCCTAATCGAATAGTAGATAACATAAATTATCACTTTGGGATATAAACCAAACCCTAAAAAATTACTTCTTAGAGTCTTTGTTTTTACCTAATAACTTACTAGCACCGCCAGCAACAATAGAAGCTGCTGCCAAACCTGCTGCAGTATTTAATGCCTTCTTACCGTTACCTTTAAAGCGAACATCACCATTCTTGAAACTTCTCTTGATTAGATCAGCCGCTTCTTTAACTTCTTTATTCTTCAGTAGACCTTTAACAGTCTTACCTTCATAAGCGCTAATACCATCAAGGCCCTTCTTAGTTGCCTTAAGTCCATAATAACCCGCAGTTCCTAAACCAAGACCTGTACCAAGACCTAAACCTGTACTGGTATAATCAAGACCCTTACGAACCTTCTCTTTTGTCTCAGAGAATTCCTTAGTAGCCTTAGAATCTTTATCTGTAGTTTCTTTACCCTTCTTGTACTTATCATACAACCTCTTACCGCCGTATGCTAAAGCTGCTGTACCTGCTACACCAACAGCTACTTTTCCTGCATTTTTAAGACCCTTTCTGAGTGCCTTATTCTCTCGAATCATTTTATAATACTCAGGTCTGGTTGGTGCACCCTTTGTATACTTGCTTTCATCCATTACAGCTTCTTTCATTCGATTGCCAGCATCCTTTGCCGAATCTAGTGCAGATTCCCAAATATCGTTTTTAACATTACGATAATTAGTAATAGGGTCATAAGAATGCCTTCTATAGGTTCGTATTCTTTCTATGACACCACCACCTTCTATTCTTCCTTCAAACTCTCCACCACCACCAGGAGAGAAATCACCTTTTTTTAATTCATCGTTGGCTTTTTTCTAAACTTCTTTAAAGCTTTAGCAAAGTTCGATCTTCTTTCCCTAAGCTCCTTTCGACCCTTTGAATTTAAGTCTGTATAATCTCGGTAAGCGAAATATTTAATTCTTGGTATTATCATTTTCACCTGGTATATTATATAGGTTACTTGCATCGATCATTACTGGATCTTCTTGCTTCCTCCTAGACTTTATCAATTTTCTAGCAGCTAGTGCCATTCCAGTACCAACCGCTCCTATTGCAAGTGCCCTATTACTATTCTTTCTTTTCATCACAGCCTTTGACCTCTCTACTGCACCACTAACTCTCCTACTTAAGTCTGCTCTCCTCGCATTCATAAAGTTAGAAATGCTTTTTTCTGTCTCAGCTAGTTTCTGATTCTCTGCTCTTAGGTCCTTTGCAAATTCTCTTCTAATCTTACCTGCACCAAATGGACCTTTACCTGATATATCTCTTCGTGCCTTATCTTTCAATGCAGTTCCCGCAATATCTCTACGTAGTCTTGCATCCCTCACTAGTTTTTCAGACTCGGCATTTATTAAGTTGGTTCCTTTTTCTAGGTGCTTCTGTGCTTGGTTGTCAATTTTCTTAGTACCAAGTTTATTTGCTACCCTATTATAACCAACCGCTGCACCAATAGAACCAACTACTCCACCTGCACCTACTAAGTTTGCAGTTCTATTCTTCTTAGTCTGCTCTTCATAGGATTCAGCGAAGTATTTAATTCTTGGTATTATCATCTTTCTTGTTATTATTTCTTACTGTATTCCTACCTACTGCCTTACCAACCTGCCTTGCTCCATAAACTGCTAATAAAGGTGCGGCTAAGGTGGAGGCTTAAGTACCAAAAGCAGCACCTAATGTTTTCCCTGCTGCCTTCCTATATTCCTTAC